TTAGTATGCCGCCGCCCTGCTCTTTAATAATAGAGTTTCCATTTGCGGAATTATGAAATATCTGCAAGTCAGAGCCAGCACCCAAAATAAGTCTGTCATCGTCGCCAAAAGTAACATTGCCAGTAAATGCGCCACCATCAGCCGTGATCGTGCCAGTGACATCAACGCCTGTGGAGGTGGTGCTGAGTTTGAGTGACGCATCGTAATATAAGCCAGTTGAGGCATTTAGAGTTGAAGCAAAATATGTTTCGCCAGTTGAGCTTCTAAGGCGAAGCTCGTCTGCTTGCATAAAAATAAATTGGCCGCTTGCGGCATTTATAAAGTTATATGTTCCATCGTGATAAATCTGCAAGTCATTGCCAGCACCGAAGATGGCTTTGTTATTGTCGCCAAATGACAGGTTGCCCGTCAGGCTGGCAGTAGCAAAAGAGGGACTGGTCAGGGACACAGTGCCGTCATTCATGTCTGCCAAGTCAGCCATAAGCTCACGGAAAGCATTGTTGACATCAGCAGGATACATCTGGTTTTCACCCAGAGGAACATCCTCAACATCAGTATTATTTGCTGCTGTATTGTCGTATTGAGTGATATTTGATTTGGTCATATCAGCCCTCTATAAGGTTTGGGTTACGCCCTTCAGCAGCGGCAACCATAATCTCTGTGTTTAACTCATTGGCCTTAACCATCTCGTTTCGGAAGCTCTCAATAGCCGCGCCAGCGTGAGATGTTTGTCTGCCGTTTTCTATTAATAGCACAGGCAGCATAGACATGGAACAACCCCACTCAGAAATCTCTTCTCCTGTCTGCGGGTGCATACCACGCACCTCAATAAACCAAGCACACTCCATTTGCTTGCAAGGCTCAAAGTTATTGAGGGGGCAGTTATGTTTGACCTCCAACTTCATTGGCTAGTCTTTTGCTGCAATGATTACATCCACATAAGAGACATCAAGGTCAATAGCTGTGCCTGTGAACGAGCCTGTTGAGCCAGCGTGTCCGTGACCAGACGCACCGCCAGAGGTTGCAGTCTGTGTGCCAGTGCGTTGGTCGCCGACATCATCGGTAGCTGCTACACGAAGGTTAGTGCCGCTAGGAGCAGACGCATCAAACAAATCAATGTCGTGACTGTGAGATGGGATTTCAGATAGCGTTAGAGTGTGCGATGCAACAGTAACGGAAATAGAGCCAGCAGGCGTGTGACTTGCAAAGGCGGTCTCAAAAGCTACGCTACCACCAGTGCCTACAGTGCCGCTTGTAATACGCAAAGCCTTGTCATTATGCGTGGTGTCTTTTGTCCAACCAGTCGGTGCAGCAGTCTGTTGGAACAACATCTTTGTGCCAGACGGGAAAGCGTCAATCGCCACGCTGTTAATTGTAGCCGCGTCAAAGTTAGGAGACACAAGAGAGATAGTGCCATCATTGACATCAGCCAAGTCAGCCATAACCTCGCGGATGGCGTTGTTAATCCCAGCGGGACTACAGCCCTCGTCAATGTTTTGACTCTGCACATCCGTGTTAGATGCGGCAGCGTTTGCATAATCTCTAATACTATTCTTAGCCATAATTTATTCCTGTCCTAAAAGTCCCATTCCAACAGCAGATGGAACAGCCATAGTCCTAAGTGGTATCTCTTTTAATATACCATCAGCAGACTTTTTGGTTATTTTACCAGCATCAACAAGCGCGCTCAATGTTTCGCGTCTGGCTTTTGGAGTTGATGCCATCAGCAAGCGAACAACCTCAAGAGCTTCCTCATCAGACATACCACTACCAGATTTTAAATTACGAGCAATATTACCAGCAAAAACAAACCCAGCGCTTCTAGGGCTACCAGCGCCAATACGACCAGTAACAGCAGGGGTAGCGGATGAAATAGCCCTCTCAATAATCCCGACATCAACCTCAGATGCTTTTGGCTTCTTGGGACGCATCTCTTTAGCAGACTCAGCCATGTCTATTTCCTTACGCAAAACTCTTTCAAACTTTGAGAAAGATTTTTCATCAGGCCAAGCAGCGCGCAAAGCTGAAAGCTGCTTAGTTTCCAAAAGTTTTTTTAACTCATTAACCTTGTTGTCGGCAAGTTTATCTCTTACGGACTGAGAAACGCCAATCCTAAAGTTTTCCTTTTGAGCATCCGTTGCGCCAGAAAGAAACTTAGAAATTTGTTTTGGTTTCATGCGTTTCTCACCAGCCGCCAAAATATTAGCACCGTCTTCGGCAGCTTTAATAAGCTGCGAGTATTCTTCAAAAGCGCCACGAGCGTTAGCATATCGCGGATTAACATCATCCAATATGCGAACCAACTGGTCTCTCTGCTTTTTCAATATTCTTTTTTGATTGTTTCTTCCTGCTTTTGCTGCAACTGATATTTCATCATCAAGCTCGCGCTTTGCCAAATCAAAAACACGCATTACTTCTGGCGTTTCTTGCTTCGGATTTTTTGTAACAAACCTGTTTATCTTCGGAATTTTATAGCCTTCGTTCTTTAATATTTTTTTCGCCTCAGAAATAGCTTTTGATACGTTAGGAAGAGAAGCAACCTCCTTCAAACTTTTTCCTGATACTGGGTCTATCGTACTCATAAGTTCCTGACGAGCGCCAAAACCAGTGGGGTTAAACTCCATAGCCTCTTCGTATAAGGGGTCAGATTTCTGAGTGCGCAATGTAGAAAGAGAGCCAATAGTTTCATCAACTGATTGGTCTGGCAAGTCTGCCATTTCAGCGGTTAATCTGTCTATCCGTCCTGCTTCACGAGCAGCTAATTGTTTGCTAACAGCAGTTCTTGCTGCTCCTCTAGGCGCAGCAGCCTCTCCTACAATAGTCTGAAGCCCCTCACGAAGAGATGGAGTTGTTGCAATCTCTGCAAAAGTAATTGGCCCTTTTTCACCAACACGCTTTGCAACTTCTTCTGGCGTAATTCCAGCCGCATCCATTTGCTCAACAATGCGCTCAACCGCTCTTTTTTCTGGGGACTTTGTTAAACCCCTAATATAAGCTGGAGTAGCAGCAGCTACGCGCAAAGGAACTCCAAGCAAAGACAGGGCAGGCGGAGCTAATCCGCCGATAAGTCCACCAACTGTAGCGCCAGTCGCCTCTTGACCTCTTTCGGATAAGCCTAATCCTGCGGCTGTGCCATATGCTGCCCCCTTACCCATCTGAGCCAATAAGCCGCCACCACCAGTTGCCAAAGCAGATGGAACAGTTCCCAGCGCTTCAGATGCCGTTCCATATCCACCAGTAAGCTCACGAGCAGCCTCTACAGCTTCTTGTGGGCCTTCAACACCCACGGCAGCTAACCCCTTTGCGGGAAGCCCAAGCGTCAACCCCTGCAAAGCAAGAAGGTCAAGCGCTTGAGCCTCCTCTGTGCGAGGGCCAAGCGGCTGAAAAGCACCCATAACATTAGGTGACATTTGACGAGACTCTTCGCTAACCTCAAACATATCAGAAACAGCTTCAGACAAAGCAGACAACGGGCTGCGCTGGCTGCCCAAACCAACAGCAGAATCAAACTCATCTCTGTTCATATCAGAGTAAAACCTACCGTAAAGAGCGTCTCCAAGCTCTCTATCGGTCATATCTTTATACTGAGGGTACTCAGAGCGAATCTCAGCTAATGTCTTCATTATCGTATCCCCAATGGGTCACTTGGAGTAGTCGAGTCAGAAACAGAGGGGGGCTGCCGCGTAAAACTTAATGGTGTATGAGGCTGATAAACAGATGAAGTGGCAGCGCCAGCAGGAACTTGTCGAAGCTGAGAATTGTAAATATCTACATTGCTTTGGTATCTAGGAATAGACTGCTGCCTTAAATCAGCAATAATCCTTCTAACAACTTCCTTATTCTGAAGTGAGTCAAAATTACCACCAAGCGCGTTGATAACGCGAATAGCATCAAACTCAGTCATAACACCGCCGCCAACAATGTCTTCACGGAACATGCCAAGAAGCCCCTGAAGTTTTGCCCGCCCTTCAGCAGTGCTAAGTTCTTGCTCGGTAAGCTCTCCGCTATCAATAAAAGTTTTTACCGTTGTTTGAAGGCGGTCAAAAAATCTTTTGAAACCCTGCTCTGCCCCTTCCACAGAGTTTAAGTAATTATCTAAAGCCTTAATTCTGCGCTCATCTGTTCGTATGTCAGCTAGTTTTTCATCAAAATAATCTGACCTTTGAATATCTGCGCGACTATATTCAATAGCCCCCATAGGGACACGCTTTCTATTGCCTTGCTCATCTATATAAACTCGCTCAAGCGTTTTTTTATCTGCAAAAGTTTCAACAATATCACCATTAGGAAGGCGGTATGTTTTAGCGGAAACGACACCAGAAGCACCTGAACCACTTGCCCTAGCCAAATCAGCTTTTGCCTTAAGCGCATCAAGCATAGGCTTTTGCATAGCCTCTTTCTCAGCGGCGCGAAGAGTCGGCAACTGAGCGGCAATGGCAACAGGGTCAATAGGGCGTAATTTATCTAAGTCTTGAGCCGTCACCAAAGATGGCATATTAGCCCTTTGCATAGCGGTAAACCGAGCCATATCAGCAATATTTCTAGCAGCTTGAGGAATAACAGGCGCTACAGCTTCACCAACACGACCAGCGAACCTTTGAACCCCACCAAGAAGTCCAGAGCCGACTCCTTGATTAGAAGGGAGTAAACCCTGCGGGGTAACACTTTGCTCAAGCGGATTCATTCGAGCCTGAAGGTTCTCAAGAGAAGGCAGATTTAAGTTCCGCAACATTCTAGGGTCAATAGCCATTTTAATTTCCACCAAAATATAAATCACTAAAGTCTGGCATGGGTACTGAGAACGCAGAAGACCCGCCTAAATCAATTCCTGTATTATATGACGCTTGGGGTATGTCAGACCTCTTGTCCATATAATTCTCAAATGCCTGACCAAGCTGAGGGGCAGCAGCCATCAAAGCGCCGCCCGCCAAGCTGCCCGATGAAGGCGCGTACAGTGGTTGAGTTACATTACTACCAACAGTAGAGCCTCGAACAATATCAGAGAGCCTCTGTGTTGCCGTTACGGGAGCTTGTCGAAGGGCGTACTCTTCACCAGACAGCAGGCCACCAAGACCAAGACCGCGTTGAATGTTTGCAAACGGCATAGCTCCAACAGCAGAAGCACCTGTAAGGCCAGCGCCAACATCAACTGTGCGTTGACCCGCAAGACTGCCAAGACCAGAAGCCCTAGACAGGTCTGTCGATATATCCTGCTGTCGAGCCTGCAAGGCGAGTGGAGACATAGCCCCAAAACTTGCGTCAGCTAATGCGTCGGCAAATGCCCTACTGCCCAAGCGACCACCAGCAGCAAACTGAGAGGTCACAGGACGCATCGCCCGCTCAACCGCACGTTGACTTGCTGCCAGAAACTCAGGAGACTCCATTGTCGAGCCAGTTGTGCCTCGATAAATGTCAGCAGCCTCACCCAGAAGACCACCGCCACCAAGAAGCCCAGATACAGCTTGCTCACCCGCAGCTTGAAATGGGTCATCAGCAGCAGCGCGAGTCATGCCTCTTTCTACAAGACTGCGCTCATAAGGAGAAAGGGTTTGGATGTCCTCAAGAAGACCCCTCTGTCTAATGTCTTGAATTTGATTTGCAAGCGCTTCGTATTCGCCAGCTAGGTAAGTTGGCGGGGCGGTTTGCGCTGTAGATGTGCCTGCTTGACTAGCACCGCCACCACCCATTTGAGAACCCACTACACCTATAGTTGCTGCACCTATAGCTCCCCAACTCATGTCATATTCCTAACTTGCTCTATAAACCCATCAATAGAAGATGAGTTTTTCGGCTCTATATTAACATCTTTAAAAGATTTTGCTATAACTTCTTCTTCTACATCAAATATGTTTGTTTTATCGGATGGATGAACCGTTACAAAAAAACAGTCTTCATGAACAAGAACCACTCTTTTTGTTCCAACCTCAGTTATTGAATAGTAAGGCGCTTTAACTCTTTTTCTGCCCGATTCCTCTATTATTGTAACCTCTCCCTCAAGAAGAAATATTGGATGATTGGTGTTGTGTATCTTACTTACAACAGTATGGCCAGCAGGCGCTCTAAACTCCCTTATGTATTGTTTTTCTGTAAACCTATGCTCCACAGGCATAACAACACTCATCATGTTCTCCCCTAAAGCCTCTTCCGTTTCTTTTAATTCACCTTCGAAAGTAGTTATTTTTTTTTGCCAATTTTCTTTGGCCCGCTTCTGCTCAAGAAATAACCAAACATCCTCAAACTCAAAAGGAAACTCCTTGTCCGAGGATTGCAAAAACTCATCAAAACCTATCTTGGCATAATCTTTTGCTGTCATCTCTGTCATGGCTATCCCCTTTAACCAATAATAACATAGGCAAGATTGCTGTTATGTCCGTGGTTCTTGTGACCAACAACAAAGCTACCATTCAAGCGAGAGCTTATATATGGGTCAACATCATAGTAATGAGAGTCCAAACCCGTAAACAATATTACACTATTAACGCTTGCACGACGGTCAATTACAGTCGTTGATGTAGTACCGTTTACCGCCGTAAACGTGCCAGTACTGTTAATCTTACCTTCCATAATATTGTTTACCACCTCAGAAATCTGACGTGGCGAACCACCCTCTTTTGGAAGATTACGGAACTGATTAGCCATTAGCGACGACCTCTAATCTGACCATCAACATCAACACCCTGTACATTTGTCCAGTTGCCGCTCAAGTTCAATCGCACACGATGAAAGCGACCAGATGAGCGTACTGGGCAGAAGTTATCACTGTTTAACGTCGAAGCTGCACCAAAGCTAACCTCAGCATTGTTAGAGTCACGAGAAGCAACCTGTGCAGTAATCGTAGCAGTTGAGCCGCTACTATTTTCGACATACGGAATAATGTTATTAACAAGGGAACTACGCCCCGCCTGCAAATCAAACTCGCCAGTCTCCACAATAGCATCAAGGTTTTCACCAGTGAATGTTTGAATCTTTTTGTCCTTTGCACCAGCAAAGAAAAACTCTCCCCCCTTGTAAACCGATGAATCAAGTGAGCTAGGGAGAGTGTCCAGATTACTAGAAATAGCAGCAAGACCTTCAAGAGTATAACCAGCAGTGAATAAGGAAGCCATAGCGTCCAAACCAATATTAGCAGTACTCCAGCTATCCGTTGCATAGTTATAAATAATCAACTCATCAGGTGAGCCATCCCCAGAGTCAACGCTAGGATAAGACCAGACAACAATTTGACGGGAGGGGTCAACGACGGCGCTCATTCGAGCAGAGTTGTTTGACTGAAACCTCTTCAAAAAATATCTGTTTATCTTCTCTGCGCCAATCGGCTTAGAAGACTGACCATCAAATACATAAAAGCCATCATCAGAAAGATAAAATACATTGCGACCAACAGAGGCAACCGAACCAGAAATCTTACAGCCACGTTGTAATTGAACTTTATCAAATTCAAAGACAAGTGGAGAGCCAACATACTGCGCCCGTACAATACCCTTCTCCATTAGAATAGTTGCATACTCGCCGCCAACAAGTCCAGTCACTGCACCCATGTCAGATATGTCCTGAAAGTCAGCTTGTGTATTTGCACTCACAGCCCAGCTATCATAATCACCAATACCAGACCATCGAATACGATATGGTTTCTCACCATCTGTGGTGTCATTAGTATGGCCGCACATTACAAAGTCGCGCACAACCGCAATGAACTTTGCTTTTGGTGGAGTCCCAGCCAAGTCAGCAAATCGCCCTCCGCCAGCGGCGGTTATTGTTTGTATCGGGTCACTATAGTTGGTTGCAATAACGGCTTCCCCGAACTGAACAAATCGCCAGACATAACCATTACCAGTTGTGTAAGATGCGTCAGATGTTTTGGAAATATCATCTAAGCTAGAATCGGTAGCGTCAAATTTATAAAGAGAGTTTTCATCTCCGACATAAATTGCAGATGACGCAGAGTCATCTTTTGCAGCAAACATGCCCCTAATGAATTTGTTAGAAGCACCAGAAAAAGGAAGCACATCGGGCAGGTTGCTATAACCGTTAGCCGCTGGCACTACGTTAGTAGCAACAGTCGCTCCCGCATTTTGATACGGTGGTTGGTCAGGTAAAAATTGTCCTAGCTTAATCATTGTTCATTCCAACTCTCAGAGCCTTCAGAAACAACAGTCCAAATCTCTGTTCCCTCTGAAATCTCAGACCACGTTTCGCCTTCTTCAGTTACTATAGACCAATCCTCACCTAAAATCTCTACATCTGTTTCGGTAAATGTAACAACCGCAGATAGCTCGGAAGCTCCAATAAACTCTCCAGTTGCAGCAGCAGTAATTAGCGCCTGAGCTTTGGGGGTTGCAGAGCCAATAGCCAGAAGCCCGCCTACCGCAGTCATGGTTGCTGGGCCAACAACCAAAGATGCACCAAATCGAACACGGATACCATCCGATGTGATGGTAACAGTAACATTTGCGCTACCCTCACCAATCTGCACTCTTATCCCATCTGATGTAATGGTTGTATTTGCAGATAATGTAGATTCACCAAACTGAATCCTGATAGCGGAAGAAGATAATGTTGCAGATACAGAAGGTGTGGCCTCGCCTTCTCTAATCGCCACTGTCGTCCAAAAAAAAGCGTCCAACAATTCTTGGCGCATCTGGTCAAGATTGCCGTAGGCATTTAGTTGGTCAAGGGGTGGCCCAACAACATCGGCCATAACTAGGCAGCCGTAATATCAATGCCTGATGCAGCAATCTTAAAGATGTCACCGTCAGCGATGGTTTTTGACGTGGTTAGGGCTGAGTGGAAAAGCAAGTTTCCAGAAGTTGATGCGTCCCAAAGACCGATATGGGTAATTGTACCAAAGTCACCACCAGAGGCAGCGGGGAACTCAATAGCAGCGCTATTAGACGCAGTGCCAGATGAGGAGGCATCAAAAGCAATAGTTTGACGTGAATAGCCGTTACCGCTTACCTCTGTGCCTGTGCCAGCATCAGTAGGGTCAGCAGTGTGTAGTGCGACATAAACATTTGCTGGCGAGGACGTACTAGACGTTCCAAGAAAATGGTCGAGAAACTTGTTCTCAAGGTAATCACTCATTGCGCTCATGTTAGTTCTCCATAGTCAGATTTCATTTGAAGAGCAGAACCAGCTTGTTTGCTGCGCTCTTCTTCGCGCTTAATTTCATCAATAGCCCGTGTAAACAACTGCTCGTAAACAGTCGTTTTTTGGTCATCCATTAAATATACACTAGCAGCAGCCAAAGCGCCATAGAGATATGCGTCAGGATGGCGGGTCAGTATTTCGTTTACTCCATTGCTGTCTGAAAGGTCTGGTATGCCTTCCATATATACAATCTCTGCCGTATAAGCAGAATCAGGTTCAGGAGCAAACTTAATCTCGCCACCAATAATTGTATAAGCGCGAGGCTTGCCCTGCGCGTTGCTTGCATAAAGCTCATCAAGTTTTGCTGGTGTGTAATACTCAAGAACCTCTTTTGGAGAGGTGTTTAGCTTTACAAGGCGAATAGAGCGTAAGTCAGTTGGCAAAGATACATATGCGTCACCGCCTGTAAGTGTGGCTGTCGCTCTTTTTTCTTGACTACGAGCGTTCATCTCACGAGACATACGAGACTCAGCAATAGAGATAAAATCAGGTATCTGCGCGGTCAAATCATCACGAGCCAAGAAGTTGGCGATAGATGTCTTTAGCTCGGAGTAATTTGTGATTGCCATTATACTGTACCGCCACTGGTTCTAAAAAACCGATTATCGTATTCGTTAAGCCACTTTTTCCAACCAGTAGGGTTATCCTTTGGCTGGCCTAGCTCTTGGATTAGCTGATGATACAACGCTGTGGGTATTTCCGCAACCTTCTGTTGGTGACGCTGTGTGTTGCCAATCAGCGAGTTTGAGCGGTACTCATTACGCTCCGCTGCGTTGCGAGAAAGCAAGGAGCTAACATCCTGACTGCTTTCAAAAATAATCTTTCCGCTTTCGTCAAAATGCGCCCACGTTTCTTTCCCCGTGACCGCATCTTTTTGTACAAGTTTCTTCTTCATCTTTCTCCCCTAAAGTGAACGGGGGTAGCCGAAGCTACCCCCTCAACACTTACGACAGGTCGTAAACAGCGCCATGCGCTTTTGGTGCTGAAACTTTGAGTGTCCATTCCGTAAGGATTTGGAACTTCTCAGAGTCACCCGTTTTCGCCATTTCTTGTACGGCGAAGTTACGGTTTGGCAATGTGCAGATTGAAGCGTAGTCACTGTCCAGCAGGTACACGCGGTCATCTGAAGCAAAGCGGTCGATTACAACGTCGAGCTGACCGAAATCGGACAGATACAACGAAACCGACCCAACGATAGCTGCTTCACGAGGAGCAGTATAGTTGATTTGGTTGGTTGCAACTGAACCGCTGTTCAAGTCGCTGAAGGCGGCTTTCTTAGCAGGAGAAACAACCAGCATGTTAGGCTGACCACCATCGGTGTAAGCAGCTTGCATTGCAGTGTCGATTTGAGCCAGAGTCAAAGCGCGGTTCGTGCCTGACATATCAGGGACATCCGTGCCGTCACCAGTAGCAGCAGAAGTGCCAGAGGCATCATCTACGTTGGTAATCCAGCTTGACAAAGTACCAGCTTTACGCGGGTCAGAACCACTACGGGCTGTATCTGAGTGCAGATACTTTTCGATGTCACGACGCAGCTCAAGACCTTTCAGAACTTTCTGATAGGCGGTTTCTTTGTCGCGGCCTGCTTTGTCAACAGCGTCCAGCGTACCAGAAACTTGTGCATCTTTTTGCGAGATTTGCATGTAGTTGCCCAAGCGAGTGGTGGCAGTCGGCGTATCATAAGTAGCGTCAGCACCTTCGTTCTGGTAGTTGGTTGCTGAAGCAGCAGCCA